ATGCAGGCGAAGAGGGCAAAGACCTTGCCGCATTCGGCGAGTATTGGGTATTCCCTCCCATGCTGGGAGCTACGTCAAGCCCCATAGGAGAAGTTCTTGATCCTAAAACATCCTGAACGAGATTAGCGTCTGGCGAAGGATTAAACGCGGTAGCCATCGCGTGTCTACGTCCGTAGTCAGCCAATTCAGCGGCACTAGCTCCTGGAGGAGGACCCTGTCTAAGTCCCATTTCATAGCCCGAGCTATACCCTTGTGGAGCCATATTAGCTTCTAACATGGCTATCTGATCAGGCAAAGGTGCTGCTCCCACCGCGCTAGAGGGAGCCGCTGCTATTTCTGCCGCTGTGCCTACTCCAGTAGGGGGCGCTACTTCAGGTTGACCGAAACCAAAGACGTTGGGGTTCTGTCCTCCCAGCACACGTGGTTCGAACGCTGAGGCTCCTCCACTGATGGCGGCTGTTGCACCACCAAGCAAAGCAGACATCGCCCCTGCTTTCAAAGCATCTTTGAGTTTGCCACCTGCGGCAAGCGTGGATCCCGCACCGCCAACAAAGCCACTAACTGCTGCCATGCCTGCGGTAGAAGTCACACCTAAAAACGACGCTGCGGCAGGGCCAACAAAAAAGCCTAGCGCCGCACCGATGATGACTTTGCCTACCGTGCTCTTGGCAAACTTCTTGACTGCGTTGCCGATCTTTTTAAAGATACTGGCGTACTCAGGCAATCCCGTATACGGATTGATCGTACCTGAGCCGCCCATGCGCTTGAGCAATGCAGCTTCTTGCGGTGTGATGTGCGCAAGCATCGTGTCGCCATTGCGACCGTAAGCGGCAAGATCTGCCACCCCGCCCATGGCCATGGCCATCGGGGGCGGTGAGCCGGGGTTCATGGCAATCGTGTCAATCGCCATGTTCAAAGCGGCAAAAAATGCCGGGTCAAACTGCTCAGGCAGCAGATCCTCGGGCATGCCCTCAGCAAGATAAGCGCGCCGTAAGCTGTCGTAATCTTGCGGTGCAGCAAGGATGGCGTCCACCATCGTATTGAGCTTGTTCAACTCATCGGGCGTAAGCTCAAGACCTGCGAGTTCTTGTTTGAACTCGGCCACGGCCTGGGGATCGGCCTGCTCACCTGCTGCCAGGAACTCTTGAGTAATCTCTTGACGAGGAACGTTTTGGCGAATCTGTTCGATCAACGCCATGTCCTCGGGCCGCATCCCTGCACCTTGAGCTTCAGGGAGCGCCATTACGCCTTGCATTTCGTCCATGTTAGTACCTTTCCGATTGAGCCATGGTCCATGGACCGCGCGCCGGGAAAGGACGCGAAAGATGGCTTGAATTATGCGCGATCATGCTAGTTTCTGTCCATCTCTAGGTAAGAGATAACAAAGTCCACCGTCGTGACACTGGCAGTTACCTTGATCACGTCGGTCTCTTCCATGTTCAAAGGTACGCCGCTGAACACGTCCATGGTGGCGTTGGTCGGCAGCACGTAAGACTTGAGTAAGGAATACCCCGTTGCCCCACCTGCGGGATAAAGCTTCACATCAAGCGTTGCATTGCTGGCATTGCGATTGGTCACCCGCAGCGATGATACCGTTGCCGCATTGGCAGCAGGCACGGTGTAGATCGCCGTTTCTGTCGAAGCATCAGGCGTCAGGACGTCTCTGAAGAATTTATTAGCCATGTCAGAAGGAAGAGACGAAGTTAACGGTCATGATGACCGAGGGGATAGCAGGCCGTGTGGGCGAGGTTCCTGCTGCATAGTTCTCGATGTAAACATCAAGGCTATCGGACCACCAAGCGATTTCAAGATAGTCGGTAGCAGGATCATCCACCGTAAAAATGCCTGTGATGGCAGGAACGATATGCGACCAAATCGAGCCACTTTTACGTGCTGGTATGTCAAATCGGGTATTACTAAGCGGGAAGTTTGTGCCGGTGTCCTTGGCCCATACTTCAAACTCCGCTGGGGTATTGCCTCGGTTGGTGACCTGTAGGGTAAAGGTCACTAAATAGTTTCCCGCACAAGGGACTTTAATGCGGCTGTTGTTAGTGACAGAAATGCCGTTGGTAGGTGACACGCTGTCGTAGGTCAAAAGGTTCTCGCCTGTGATGCTGGCATTACTCTGGTCATTTTCTGAGATAAGCATCGCATAGGGCAATGCAATCCCATTACTGATTTGTGCGCCACGGATCCCGGCTGCAAAACCACTGCCCACGCCCTTGCCAAACCACGAGGCCGCTGCGGCTTGGTTTTGATCGAATACGGAGCCGTAGGTGCTGTTGAGTTGCAGCACGATCTGTTCAAGTGATCGCACAAGCTGATTGAACTGCTCCGGGCTGTATTGCGACGAAGCATTCGGTAGCCTGACGTTAAAGATCTTGCTCATCGCAACCCGTCAGGTTGGATATCGACGCGCATCGTGCCGTAGCGCCAATTATTGTCCAGCTCATCGCTTTCAATGCGCAAACTGATCTGCCTGCCGCGCGCGCGTGTGTCCACCTTATTGGTGGTGGGCGTGATGGTGTAAGGGTCCAGTGAGCTTGGATTGGCTGTTTCTTGCGGGTAATAGCGCAAAAGTAAATGCACGGTCAGATCGCCCACCTGATTCTTAAAATCAGGGATAAATCGCTTCATGTACATGACTTGGTCGCCATCGCCAATGTCAAAATAACCCGATTTAATGTAGGACGTGATGGGCGTTTGAATGACCGTTTGTGCATCAGCATCAACCCCGTCCACGCCAACTTCTTGCAAATAAATGGCACCGCGCCCAGCGGTCAGGCCGTAGATGGTCCCATCAACGGGCGCTTGTGTGCTGTCGGGCAGGTACTCAGAAGAGACGGGGAAGTTGTAGGTGCCGATGTCATTCCAAGCGGTGCGAGGCATACTGCCCACGGACCAAACATTCTCAAGATAGTTATAGGTCACAAAACGATCAGGGAAGACAGCGTCTTCTGAACAGTACCACCACGTGACTTCGTTAAACTGAGAGTTAACGCCTGCATGAAACTTGTTGGCTTCTCGGAAGGCAATGTCCTTGAAGACGTAGTCCTGAACCGTGCAGGCAAGCTTCTTAACCGTACCGTCAAACGCATAAAAGGCGTTGATGCCCATCCAATAGGCTACACCGTTAACGTCTACCGCAGCGTGTGGTCCTGCGCAATCGCAGTTTGCGCCAAGCTGCTGGAAGCTGAAGGTGTAAGGAGGGCCCACATATTGCATGCCATGCAATGCGCCGTTAGTGAAGATCAGGATCTGTCCGCGTGATCGAATCGCACTGATAATGAAAGTGCCGTCTGTCAGCCTTTGTCCGCCTGCGGTATTTGTGGCGCTTTCAGTGAATGTGTTGATGTCTTCCTGATTGGAGAATCGAACAAACATCGGATCCTGGCTTGACGGTGTGCCAACGGTTGTCTCTGTGCCCAGGCAAACTAAATGACGATCGGGTGTGGACACCAAAGCAAAGGTACTTTTGGTCGGTGCGCCGCTGATCGCTGTGGCACGCGAACTTAAGGTGCTGGCGTCATAAAGATAAATGCCTCCCTGAACAAGCTGGCACACGACATCCTCACCAAAATTATCAAACTGCCAAATGCGTGAAGTCAATGTCAATGCCGCAGACGCTGGGCGTGGCGTGCCGTAGGAGGAAAGATCCCAGGTTCCCGTGCCCCAGCCAAGGTCTTGATAAGAGGCGGTTGAACCTACGTTGATTTGATAAGCACCCACGACTGACGCGCCACCGTTACCCACATCAGAGGCATTGGCTGTCACGCCAACCTGGATGGTGTAGGTGTTAGCACTAGGAACGGTCAGGATCTCAAACTGTGCATTGAGATAGGCGGCTGTGACATTGCCACCGAGGCTGACCGCACCGCTGAAGGTTACAAAATCACCGACAATGGCACCGTGCGCGGTGTCGGTCACGGTCACAATATTGCTGCCATCGGTAGCAGCAAAGGTCACATCGCCCGCAGATGTTGTGGCCCGCAACGGCGTGATGTCGTACCAGAGACCACCATAGAAAGTATAAAGCTTGCGGTTAGTACCTACGATCAGACGGGGAAGGCCACCCAGGTCATTCCATGTCAGGATATCGCTCGGCAGACCAATGAGATACTGAGGAATCTCATTGAACCACGCCCAACCGCCTAGTTTTTCTGGCAGGCCGTAGCGGAAACGGATGTAATCACCATCGATCCATCCGCCTTCAGCACCGTATTCCGTGTTTTGTTTATCGATTCCTGGCTTGAGGAATAATCGAAGCAATGCCATTACTTAATTGGACCCCCGACCAGCCATGCGTCGCAAGTTCTCGCTCCGGCGCATTTGAAATGAAAGAGTTCACAATAGCCCAAGTTAGATCGTTTAACGACATCTTTCTCAAGCTCCATGCCCGTTTCCTGGGCGTCTTCGGCGTGAATGCCTTTTTCAATGCAGGCCAGCATCGCTGGGGTCTGAATAAACGCAGCACAATTTCCGCACCGCGCTGTTTGGGCCTCTTCAACAGAGATGCCCCACATTTTAGCCTTTTTATCCCAAAAGTCCTTGGAAGGTTCTTCAGGGTTCAAGGGCCCATAGCCATACTCTTTGATGGCGTTGTTACGGTTCTTGAGGTTAACGTGAATATCGACCGTGGCTATAGGACAAGCGGCCATGCCCCCTTTGGCGTAGGACTGTTTGATTGCTTCGCCAATGGCTTTTTTCTGTACGGCCATTCTTCACCTCATTAAGGCAGCTTCGGCAGCGCGGCGGCGCGTGAGACCGGGGAGAACACGACCGGCAGCTTTATTCCACAACATACATTGGTCTGCTGCACCATCCCAATCCCCCGCGTCAATACGCTTTTTGAACGTGGAAACCCGATAGTTTCCTAGGCCACAATTGTAGACCCAGCTAGTCACTGCGGCAATCCGGCGCGGTAGTGCAGTTTGAATCTTGGGCGAAAGCTTTACCAGACCTCGGACAAAATACTCCACATGATGATCCAGCGCATCTTCGCACTGCTCAATCGTCCAAATGGTGTCGGGATTAATCTCAGGTCCGGTGGCTCCCCAGCCGATTGTCCAAGGATGTCCTCGGGTTCCGGGGTCTGGGTAGGCTTTGACTCTTCCATCAGGCAAACGCTTTGCTAATCCTTCAAAGGGCTTGATGAGTACATCCTTGCAAAGCTTTTTGGCTTCATTCACGACTTATTGTACTTTTCTATAGAACGTCCTACAAACCAGAACGTAAGCATCATGTTAAGCATAGCGAAATCATCTTCGTCGTAGCTCTTGGTTAGCACCTCAGCCCAGTGAGCATTGGTTTGAAAAGCAATCGTCAGGCCAGCAGCTTTGACAGCCACATATACGCCAAATGCAATCCAAGTAAGACCGGGGCGGGTAATAGCAGTGACAAAGCTAGCGAACCAGCCAGCCTCTTTTGCGGTCTGGGCCTGCTCTTTAAATGCCTCTTTAATCGTGTCCATCTGCTGGATAGAGTAGTCAACATACTTCTCCTCCATCTTAAACTCGCCCCGCATCTTCTCAAGGTCGGTTTGGAGTTGGAACATGCTCAACTCATGTTGGCGTTCGTTCTTTTTGTCCAAGAACTTCAAAACCTCGGGGGCAAGCCGAAAGATGCCGCCGAAGATGGAGCCTAAAAGACCGCCGCCAAGTAGTTCAAACATAATTACCCCTTAGCCGTTACGATGTCGGCGCCTTTCTTGACGGTTACCTTGCTGCCTTCAACATCAACCTGCATGGGTGGCTCGGCACGATCAAGCTTGTCCAAACGTGTAATGAGATCCTTAATGACTTCAAACTCAGGCTTCTCCTGCTTGGGTGCAGTACCTGCAATCCCATTTAGCATTTGAATAAGTGCAGTAAGTGAAGCACCAAGCAGCCCCATAACAGCAGCAATTTTTTCGCCTTCAAGGAAAAGAGATGCACCGACACCCACGAGCACGATCAGGAAGATATAAAGCAGCCCATCTTCGCCAATGGCTTTTCCTGCTACTTCTTTGGCCGAATCTTGTGCTTTAAGCTCTTCAAGCCGAATCTTAGCCTGCGCTTTGAGTACGGCTAGCTCGTGGGTTTTGTCGTCCATCTACTCTTCCGCTTTTACTTCAGGGGCTACTTGAAGTTGTGGCGCTACTTGCTCTTGAATGGCTTGTACGATCTGAAACACTTCACCATAAGGCCGTGTGCCTAGATACCCGATGATGTTATTCATCAGGGAAAGTTTTACGGTTACGTCTTGGTCGTTCATGGTTTTCCTTTAGGCTTTGCCAGCGGTAATCGCTGCGTTGACTGCTGTGAGGTCACGGTCGTTAAACCATCCCTTGGCAATCATAAGCTCAAGATGCTCCACGTTGCGCTTGATGCAGTCTTGGCGCTCTTGCGCTGATTCGTTTTGCATCCGAGTACCGGCAACGATGGCGTTAATGAGATCCACCGAATCGCCCATCGCTGAGAAATGGCGGTCGAGTTCTTCTTGGCTGGGTACTTCTTGAATGACTTCAGACATGATTAAGCTCCTTTGAGGGTTGCGATTTCAGCTTGCAGTGCTTGCACTTGGGCTGAGAGTTCTTGGACTGCTTTGACAAGCACAGGGACTAATGATTCGCCCTGATACTTAAGTTTCTCAGGTACTTCAGTATCAATGATGACAGGGTCATCGCCTTCAAGCGCAAGAATATCTTGGGCTAAAAAGCCATAACGCTTATTGCCGTTTGGTGTGTCATCTTCTCTTGAAGTCTTGAACTGGAACGATACAGGGTTAAGTTGATTGATAAAGCCTAAACCGTGCGGTACAGGCTGAATGTTGGTTTTGTCCCTTGCGTCTGAAGTGACGGTCCATGCAACTTGAACGTAGGCATTTGTGATACCTGTATGCCCCATCACCAAGCGATTGTTTTCAGTCGTAACGCTAAATACAGGAGAATCTGCACCCCCCGTTGTTTGATTCATTATGGCAATGTTTGACGCACCAGTGGTCAGAGCGCCTAGTGCGTAATAACCAACAGCGGTATTGTTATAACCGGTGGTGCAAAGTTTTAGCGCTTCATACCCAACTGCCTGATTAACAGCTCCAGTGGTGTTAGTGTAGAGAGCGTTTGTACCAATGGCGGTGTTGGCAGAAGCGGTAGTGTTATTGCGTAAAGCGTCCTGACCCATTGCGACGTTGTAATTTCCCGTCGTGTTAAAGCGCATGGCGCTAACACCAAGGCAGTGGTTGTAACTGCCTGATGTATTCGAATATAACGCGCTATTACCTACGGCAGTGTTTTCTGCGCCGGTGGTGTTGTTGTAGAAGGTTTCAAAACCAACAGCGGTGTTATAGCTGCCGGTAGTGTTGGAGGCAAGGGCTGAACGACCCATAGCAGCGTTTTGTGTACCGGTGGTGTTTGCTCCAAGCGCCGAGCGGCCCACAGCAGTATTAGCTGAACCAGTGGTGTTTGCACCAAGAGCGTCCGATCCAACAGCGACATTAGAAGCGCCAATCGTATTCGCATCCAACGCTTGAAACCCAACAGCGGTGTTGCCTGCGCCGGTGGTGTTGACGTTTAATGCGTAATCCCCAAATGCTGTATTGTTATCTCCGGTAGTATTAGAGGATAGTGCATAAGAACCAAAAGCAACATTGTCTGATCCGGTTGTATTTGTCCCCAAAGCAGAATAACCAAAAGCATTATTGCGACTACCTGTCGTATTCGGATCTAAAGCATATGTCCCAACCGCTGTATTCAACCGCCCTGTGGTATTAGCTCTTAGAGCATCTCTACCTATAGCAGTATTTAAGTCGCCAGTAGTATTCGCATTCAACGCACGATAACCAACCGCAGTGTTATTTGCGCCGGTGGTGTTAGCGTAGAGGGCTGTGTAACCAATTGCGGTGTTATTGGAGGCGGTAGAGTTAAAACCAAGCGCACCGTTGCCAATACCGACGTTATAATTGCCGGTGGAATTAGCACCAAGCGCACCATTGCCAACAGCGACATTACTTCCGCCGGTGGTGTTGTAGTAGAGG